GTTTTTAAAGATAAAGCTGGCAATAAACAAAAGTTCTTAATTGAGATAAAACCTAGTAAGCAGGTAAGCAGACCAGTAAGTTCAAATAAAAAGAAGCACTCAACTATACTTTATGAACAAACGACTTGGATAACAAACCAAGCTAAATGGGCTGCAGCTAAAAGATGGGCAGATAAGAAAGGCTGTCAATTTATCATATTGACAGAAAAAGAGCTGGGCATCCGTTGATTAGACATAAAAAACTATAAATAATTAGTATATATGAGTTTTAAACTTATTGTAGAAACGCCAGCGGACAATAACGAATTCGAATACATCGTAGAAGAGAAGAACGCTAATGAGCCAAGAAACTTCTACATCAAAGGGCCATATATGATGGCTGAGGGAGCTAATAGAAATAAGAGAATCTATTCACTCCATGAAATGCAAACCGAAGTTACTCGCTATACAAATGAAATGATCAAGACTGGTAGAGCGATGGGCGAGTTAAATCACCCAACAACAGCAGATGTTGATCTTGGTAGAGCTTGCCATCTTGTAACTGAATTTACTCAAGAAGGTAATGTGTTCTATGGTAAGAGTAAAGTGCTATCAACTCCAACAGGCTTAATCGTACGTTCATTAATAAATGACGGTGTTAAGGTTGGTATGAGCACGAGAGGGTTAGGTCAGCTAGTATCTGAATCAAGCGGGCTAAATAGAGTTAAAGACTTTAGGTTAGTTGCTGTCGATTGTGTAGCAGATCCAAGCTTTTCTAAAGCTTTTGTTAATGGAATTCTAGAAAGTAAGCAATATGTATTAACGAAAGACGGATCATTTGAAGAGCTGTACGATAGCTTTGAAACCAGCATAAGTACATTACCACGGAATAATAAGGATGCTTATTTACGTAAAATGGTTATAGACTTTATAAGTAAATTATAATATTTTAATATGAAAGAACAAGTAAAAAAATTTGTTACCGCTATAGTTAATACTAACTATAAGCTTGCTAATGATCAATTAAAATTAGTAATTGATAAGAAAATCAAACAGCAGATCATAAATAATAATAGGAACCTTTTTTAAATATGGAAACACTAAAAAATTTATCAGATGAATCGTTAACAGAAATTCAAAATGCTGTTGAAACTAAAGTAAAAGAAAAAGTTCAAATACATGTCGAGAAGGCATTACTTGAACAAGATGAGTTATATAGCAATAAGCTTACCCAGCTCCTTAGCGCCATTGATAAAGATCATTCTAAGAAATTAGAAAAAGTTGTTGAAGCTATCGATAATGATCGTGCATCAAAACTTAAATTAGTCGTTAACAAATATGAAACCGCATTAAATGAAGATGCAACCAATTTTAAATCACAATTAGTAGAATCTATTAGTGATTACTTAGACGCATACATTGCAGAAGTAATTCCAACAGCTGATATTCAAGAAGCTGTTCGTAATAAGAAAGCAATTAATGTATTACAAAGTCTAAGAAACCATTTAGCCGTCGATGCTGCTCTTCAACAAGAGAGTATTAAAGAAGCAATTCTTGATGGCAAATCGCAAATAAATGAAGCTTCCAGTAAGCTTGAGTCTGTCGTTTCTGAAAACGCAAAATTACATAATGAAGTTAATAAGTTACAAGCTAACCTATTAATCGAACAACGTACTGCTGCGCTTGACGAACAACAAAAAAATTATATTAAGAAAGTATTTACTAATAAGTCTCCTGACTTTATTAAAGAAAACTTCGAATATACTTTAAAGTTGTTTAACAAGAAGACGAATGACAGGCTTGAGACTTTAAAGGAAGAAGCTTTAAGCGATAGTTCTAATGTTGATAGAGTCGTTCTTGAACAGAACGAAGTCATTGAAGAATCAACAAGCACATCGCCTTACTTACAAGAATTAAGTAAGTACTAAGCAATTTTTAAAAGGTTTCTCCTGAGTTACCTGGCTGCTGTTTAACAGCACCTTGGGATCGAAATAAATTTAGATTAAAAAGGAAATAACAAACTATGAAATCAATTAGACCTACACAGGCTTATATTGACGAATCAAGAGCAGCAGCTCTTTTAGAAAAATGGGCACCAGTGCTCGATTATACTTCTAAAAGTGTTGCTCCAATCGAAGATGATCATACCCGTTTAAATACAGCAATGCTTCTTGAGAACCAAGAACAATGGTGTATTCGTGAAGCAGGTCCTAACTATGCCCCATCATCTGCCGGTATCAACCGTGCAGGTAATCCAGGTGCAGTTGGTAATGCAGCTTCAATGTACGCGGGTACGCAAGTCGGTGGTACACAAGGTACAGATACCTATGCTACTGGCGACTTCCGTCTTCCAAAGATTTTGATTCCAATGATTAGACGTACTTTTCCCGAGTTAATCACAAACGAGATCGTTGGTGTTCAACCAATGGCAGGTCCAGTCGGTTTAGCATTTGCTCTCCGCTATCGTTATACAGGTCAAACACTTGGCCAGAACGATGGAGCAGGTTCGACAACCCCAGCTCCAGGGTCCCCTATCGGGACTTCTGCGAACTTAGAAGCTGGTTACCAATACCTACAAACATCTTATACCGGCACTTCCGCTGGCTACCTTTCAGGTGGTACAGGAAATGGCGGTACAAGTACAGGCCCATATAGCACACTCACTCAGTGGATTACCACAGGTAACACTGATCAAGGTGTAGCAGCTCTCTTACAAAACTTCGAATTAACGAACGCAATTCCTACATTTGAAGTAACATTTGAAAAGACAGCAGTAGAAGCAGGTACAAGACGTTTAGGTGCCAAATGGTCAGTTGAACTAGAACAAGACTTAAAGAACATGAATGGTATCGATATCGATACTGAATTAACAAATGCAATGTCATATGAAATTCAGGCCGAAATCGACCGTGAAATGTTAATCAGAATGATCCAAATCTCCCTCAATGCAGGGTTTGGTTCAGGTTATTCTGTTTGGTCCCCAGCTTCCGCAGATGGTCGCTGGTTAGTAGAACGTAATCGTGACTTCTATCAAAGATTAATTATCGAAGCAAATCGTATTGCAGTTCGTAATCGCAGAGGCTCAGCAAACTTCGTTGTTGCTACTCCTCGCGTTTGCGCTATCCTAGAAATGTTACCCGAATTCCAATGGGTACCAGTTCAAGGTAATGTAAATACACAGCCAGTCGGCGTTGCTAAGGTAGGTAATTTAGGTGGACGTTTCAACGTTTATCGCGATACACGTACCGATGGTAATTTTGAGAACGGCCAATATGCCGGTCTTCAGCGTCCTGAGTATGCCTTATTAGGCTACAAGGGTCCAGAATTCTACGATACAGGTATCATCTACTGCCCTTACATTCCTGTAATGGTTCAGCGCACAATTGGTCAGAACGATTTTGCTCCACGGGTTGGTTTATTAACACGTTATGGTGTTGTAGACAATATCTTTGGTGCGAATCTGTACTACCATGTAATTCTCGTTAGTGGCCTCGGTCAAAGCTTTACTCCAGCAACAGCTTCAGTATACTTCTAAGGCTCGGACAATATTACAAAACAAGAACCCGATATCGAAAGATGTCGGGTTTTTTTATGTCTTATTGCTTAGACGTTTTAACGTGCGGACTAAACACATCTAGAAGATTACCAGACTTACTGTACAGTAAGGTATTGTTTGATGCTCTCATTGGATTGATATCAATACCGCCTCTTCTGGCATATAGACACATAACAAATAGTTCTTCTGGATTAAACATTGTTTGTAAACGTTTATATATACACTCACAAATCTCTTCATGAAAATGGCATTCTTCTCTAAACGATACAATATACTTAAGTAGACTTAATTTATTAATTTCCTGGGTAGCCTTTATATAAATGTATACATCACCCCAATCTGGTTGGCTAGTTACTCTGCAATTACTTTTAAGTAATCCCGAATGAAAGTATTGCTCTCTTGCTACATCTATTGCATCAGATGAATTTAATAATAAACTAGGCGTCTCTTTATAAACATCAAATGTAGTTGAATATAATTCCTTCTCATCAATAGAATTCTCTAACGTAATATATTGATCCTTATTATAAAAATCATGAGCACTTACTTGCGTTGTATCATAAACATGCCCAGGTATAAAAGCTACTTGCACATTAGTCTTTAATAATGAGCAAAGATCGCCTCCAACAAGTTTACTAAAACTAGTAATAGCTTCTTTAAGAGAGGTACCCATCTTTTGCATATTAAAGCTATTAAAGTATAGTTTAATAGACTTACTCTCAACAATAGATTCGCTAGATGCTGGATATGTAAGCTTACATACCCCGGTTACAGGACAACCATTATTTAAAAGAAACGAGCATTCATAAGCATTCCAGGTATCATAGCCTACAAATGGTAAATTGTCTGCATGAATATCTAGATAAGTACGGTTACTTTGTCTTGGTTCTCTAACAAGAAGAGTAGAATCGTACGTACTTTTGTACTGCGATGTTTTACCTAAATGTTTACTTATTGCGGAGTTATCTAGCATTTGTTCACTCATATTTAAATTATAGTTGATGGTTTACGTTTTTCAATCTCATTTTTAATAGTTTTATATCTTTCTTCAACACTACCTGAAAGCATAACCATATTAGTAGGGGTATAATGCTCTATATAAAAATCAAATAATTCTATAATCTTATTCCTAAAGTTTACATCAACACTTCTTACCCCATCATCAACTAACGGAATAGAAGGATCGGTATAAAAAATAATATCATACTTACCCATTAATTTATTGTTTACAAACTCTGCATAGTATCCAAGATCTTCATCCACTTTTTTAATATAAGTTTGATATGTCGTATAAACTAAACTATCAATACAGCAACGATCTAACACACAATCCTTATTCTTATTCCTCAAATAATTATCAACATGACTATTAATAGTAATTATTTGAGTAAAATTATCTCCTTCTTCATTTATATTAATACCATACTTTTCTTTTAACCCCCTAGTAATCTCAGGTTCGAAATTCCAGTCCTTAAAGTACTCATCTTCTTTCATCTTATTAAGAAGAGTACTTTTACCAGAACTTTGAGCACCTGTAAATGTAATTAACATATTAATATGATCGGTTTAAAATATTTTTGAATTGTGTAGTATTATAAATAATAGCCTCTAGTTCTTCGTTAGATACTTGATGTTCAATTAAGTCAGCTAACTTAACACTAGGTTTATCTTGCAACCCTAGATCACCATTATATCGAAGTCCCTTAATACCTGCTACAACTGGATTAGAAGTATCGCAGCTACGAATATTATATATGTTATTATCAACATAATATCTAAACTCTTTAGCAAGAGAGCAGCCTAGAAGATGATGCGGTTTAGACCATTTCCAAACCCCATCTTGAATAAGGTCATTGATAAAGTGTTGTCTACCACTGCACCATCTTTCAAGTTTAGTTTTACCTGTACCAGTAACAATGTAATAAGAGAAGTCAAAACTAATAGCAATATAGTCAGCATACTCACTCATATACTTGTAACAATCAACCAGTTCATCATACGTTTTACCTTGTACTGCCCCTATCTTTAACCCAGGTAAATCATTATACTTCGCTGTAAATTCAGCAAAGCTCTTTACAGTTTCATAACCTTTCTCTAATACATCAGGTACAATATAGTATGAAGGCTTTAACTCTCTTACATAATTAGCAAACTTATCGCTATCAAAAGCAGTACCAAGTTCAAATATACTATTATCAAGTAATACTTGGCGGCCTCGACTTAATGATGATTTAAAGAACTCATAGTAGTTTGGAAGCTTTTCAAACAGATGAACTAGAGCATAATCATAGTCGTTATAATGAATACTGTTATCGAGTATAGAAATAGGTGATTCATGAGAGACAAGTATTTTATGTGACATATATCTATTATATGATAAACTATAAAGATTTCAATAAATAATATGATATGAACAGTCTTTATACATGCAGTTGGGGTAAAAATGTAGCGCCTTTATACAATGAAGATTGGGTTGCCAGTGTCTTCGACATCATAACTGAAGCTAAAGGTAAGAGAGGTAAAGAAGCTGCCCCTGGTTATGCAAGACTAATGTCGTTAAAGGATATCAAGAATTTAGCAGGTACAATGACGCCAAGATATTTTGCAACTAAGGTTTTAAAGCAATTATCACAAGATCATCCAGAAGTAGATATTAAAGATATTACGGAAGATGACTTATTATCTGCAATGAATTTAGTAGCTCAGTTATCAAGAAAATTACAAATGAGAGGAGATATTACTTTATCAACTGATAAAGGCGATGCATCAGCTTCACCTAGCCAAGTACAAAAAGGTGATACCCCATTTGATACTTTAAATTTAAATATCGATCCAGAAGCTATGTTAACTTTTGATAAAGAAACTCCTGCAGGTTATAGTACTTATATAGTTAACAAAAATGGCTTGAAGTATAATGTTACTTTAAAAGTAGCAGACGGTAAGCCAGTTAAATTAAAAGATTTAGATAAAGATAATGTTGCAAGCTTACAAGTAACAAATCCTAAACAAAAAGAAACAGTATCATTACCAACAGCAGGTGATACAGACGCTCCTAAGATTGAACGTGAAAAATTAGTTGCAGATTTTCCAGGTGGTAAAGAAGATGATTTTTCTGGTCCAGATCCTGAAGATGTTGCACATGGTAGAAAAGCTGAAGACGATGAACAAATGCAACCTTTATTCGGTGGTAAAGAAATTGATTTTCGTTCTTTAGATATAGCTGATATTGATGGTAGAGATTATCCAGACTTTTCTGATGCGCATGTAGTTTATGCTAACTTTACAGATGGTACAAAACTCACTGATGAAGAGCTTGAAATGCTTAATAATAATAGACAAATTTGGGATGATAAAGTTATGGATCATGCTAGTGGAATGGGTGAGGAAGAAAATGAAAGCCTAGCTGGTGATACTGGTGAAGATTGTCAAGTACATGCTCAACCGATGGTTATTACTATTAGACAATCTCCTCAATCAATCAATAGACATTTACGTACTGCATTTAGAAATAAAATGCAAGATAGATTTACTACTGAAAGACGTAACACTTTCGGATACTAACATTCTTTACAGTCTTTATTTTTATAAAGGCTGTTAAGTTTCTCTTGTTGTACATACTGTATAGGGTCTTTATAACCAGCTTCTATAAAGCCACGTAACCTCAAACTACTAGATGGGGTGTTAGCATCTGCTAATCCATCTACTCTATTCGAATAGCAAGTCCATGTATTTGCAAAGTTCACTTTTAGAAGTACACCTTCTTTAATGATATCGCTTTTACTTTTGTCGATTAACGGAGCTTCAATAGAGATCTTACTCTTACG